AATAATAACGGAAATCACATTAGAAACGCTGATTACAGCCCTGTTAGAAAACAAGACGAAGGTTTTTGGGTTACTAAGGTTGATACAAGCACGACCCCCGACAGGATATACTTCCGCCATTTTGTAGGCCCGGATTCTGCTATTGCTTCTTCTAATGGTGTTTCCGGCTCTACTATCACAGTAGGTAATGGTAAGCAATATAGACCCAACCAATATGTCACCTTTGGCACTACATATCATAATATTGCTAGAGTTAAATCAATAAACGGCAACGTAATTTCTCTAAAGAATTTGGCTGACGAAAATGATTATACTATTACAGGAAACTCAACTCAATTAGCCAACACAATAGTCTACACTACTGGTAGCGTTAAAGAGCATTACAATGATGATAGAGTAAGGAAATGTGCTACCGTCGCTACTGTAGCGAGAGCCGCAACTGATACTACAATCACATTAGCACAGGATGAGAAGTTTGAAGCGGGCGATGTTATCCTCATTGAATATCCACTAGAGGCAGGTCAAACTGCCGCAGAACAAAGACGCATTTACAATGGTGATGCGCCCGCCACTTACGATAATGAATTTAGTGGTGATTCAGTCCATCACGTTGTCCAAAGCAGAAGCAATAACGTGCTGACTCTTACTGCGGCAATAGGTTATGTAGTGCCTGTGGGTGCTTTGATAACTAGGATGACTAGGGATATTGTGATAGGGTCACAAAATTCCGGTGCTAATGATGTAGTAGCCTCTAGTAATATCTCCTACTACTATGTGGAACATACTAATAATTGGAGTAGAAAGTTAATTCTCAAAGATGTTTGGTTTAAGAATATAGGCAGTTATCAAAGCGGTGTCTATTCCGGTGTTACGGTGCGAGGTAGGGCTTCTACTGTGGGAACAGGGAACGGAACAGATTTACAGGGTAATGCTTGGAGTGCAAACTCGTATAGCAATCCTGTGTATTCTGATATAAGCATAGGGTATCAGAAATCAGACCGTGAGCCTTATTTTGAAGGTCTTTCTATTCAAGGCAACCCAACAGAAACAAGGAATTGGGGTGGCTTTTGGTCTTATGATTTTAGGGGAGCAGTAGTAAGATGTTCTGTTTCTACACAGGGGGATAACGGCTTTGCTTGGTATCACGAACCCAACGGGTGTGGTTTCAATAACTTTGCTTACTGTAATACTAATAACGGATTTAACTTTAGGGGAGTAGGGGAAGACGGGGAGTTAGGATATTGCTATTCTGGTAGAAATAATCGCGGTATATTTATCGAAACTCTCTATAATACAAGTGTAAACAATATGATAAACAATGTTAGTAGCAATGACTCAGTAAGATGTTATAGGACTGTGGGTGGTAATGGTCTTTTCTTTAACTTCGACTGTAAAGACGGCTACCTAAAATTACCTTACATGGATTCTCAAGTAGGTAAGTGGACTTTCTTACATAGTAGGTTTCGTGGTATAGAATATTATAACGACAATACCGAACCTATAACAAACGGACAACATAGGATTAGCGGTTCGTCTTATGCGGGTAGACAGGGTTATTTCCCCGAAATGTCCGTAGGTAGAATAATAGAGAATAACTTTGAGTATGACAATGTATTAAATTTTAGTTATTATATGTCTTGGCGTTGGGATGATACCCAAAAAGCCTATGTCGTGAAAAGGTCAAGTCACGATGACGGAGAGCAAGCCGCTATAGTAGAGAGCATCTATGTTCCCGCTAATGCCTCTTGTACTGTAAAGGTCACAGTTAAACCATTAGCAACAGGGTTTAATGGGACTGAACCTAGACTATGGGTAGGAAGTCCAATAGGTAAGTTTGGTTCTGATACTGACAATACTCATGGAAGAAGTATAACAGGTTATCTTGATACAAGTAACTATGGTCTTTCAGTCCATGAGGGAACGCACTATATTCAGCAATTTGCATCTATGGAAAGTAATACTGATTGGCAGACCTTGACTTATACTGTTCCCGCCATACCATACCCAAGATACATTATAGGGGGTATAGTACAGAACGATAGCGACTCATGGGAAGGGTGGTACATGAAACCCATACAAATGATGCTAAGTGATTCAACTCTAGCGAATGACAACGCTACACAAGTATATGGAAACCCTGATATGAATAAGCATAATACCAACGTAACAATCATAAAACAATATGCAAGTGATGGTACTACCAAGCGGCGGTTTGGGGGTGTAAGTTAATGGTCGATTCAGTTAGAGTAACCCCGGCTTCTCGTAAGATTGAGTTTTTCAATCCTACTACTGCGGCGGCTAAGTCTACTATTTCTCTTGATACAAGCGGTAATTTAACTATTGTGGCTGATGGTACTATAGGCATAGGAGATACATCTGCTGATATTTATGTGGGCGATGGCTCTTCTAACGTGGATATAGTCTACACGGCTGATGGTGAGATTAGGACAGAAGGTTCGGGTGTAGAATTAAGTATTGTTTCTGATGAGAATATCAAATTTCCCGGTAGTGGTAAGGTAGGAATAGGTGTAGCAAACCCATACGCTAAACTAACTGTTGATGGTAATTTATTAGTGTCTAGTGCCGGAGATACCGCAGACCCTAAAGTAGAAGGAATACTATTCCGTCATACAGGAACAACTGACAACAATCCAAGCATGGAGATGTTTTTCGTTGAGAATGACGGTTTGGGTTATGGTTTCCGTATGCACTTTGATGGTGCTAACAATCGCATGAGATTCTATACTCACGATAATAACACAAGTGGTTCAGAGGTAATGAGATTCAACAGGGCGGCGGCAGGCGACATTTGGCTAGGCCCAAGTGGTAACAAGGTAATGATTGGTGGGACAGGTTCCCCCGGTAAAACTTTGCATCTTTCTGATGGTTCAACAAGTGGAATAACAGGTGGAACTAATACCGCTTTGCTAATTACTGATGACGCTAATCCCCGTATTTACTTTGAAGATGTAGGTGAAGGTTCAGGCGACAGAGTAATGGACATAATGTATGATGCTGAAGCATTATCGTTTAACTCTCTAAATGACGCGGCATCAGCGTATGATGTTCAGAATATTATGGTGGTGCATAGAGATGGTAATGTTGGGATAGGTGTTACCGCACCAACTGACTCACTAGCCGTAAGGGGCGGAATCAAGATAGGCGAGTTCAACGACCCGGATGGGACGGGTTATGCTGGTACTGCCGCACCAAATTCTGCTAACACAGGGACAGGCGCGGCAGACCCACAACTGAGAGTTTCGGGTAGGTCTACAGGCAATCCCGGTATCATACAGATGGCGCAGTTCGATGCCAACAATTTCTTCGGTGGAACAACAGAATTTGTTTTGGGTAGACTACAATACGCTATGAACGAAAACAGCCAAGAAGTCACCACGGTTGCTGAGATTCGTGGTATCACAAGCAAGGTCAACGACCCCGGACACTTCGATGGTGCGCTTACGTTTTTAACTTCTCAAGGTGATGGTTCGGGTGCTAACCTTACTGAGAAGATGATACTCACCGCTGATGGCCGATTGGGGATAGGCACTACGACTCCCGATGTTCCTCTTGATGTGACAACAGGTTCAGCAGGCAAATTACTACAATTGAATGATGGTAATACTTCGGGAACATATATGGGTATTTGTAATACAAGGGGAATGATAGGTTATAATGGCAATCTTGTATTACAGGGTGGTTATTCTAAAGGTATTTCTTTCTGCGTGAACAATGGTACATTTGGTAGTGGCACAGTAGCCTCTTTCGATACTTCGGGTAATTTTGGAATAAACGATACTACGCCTTCCTACAAACTAGACGTAAATGGGACGGGTCGCTTTACGGGTGCTTTGACTGGTAATGGTGCAATATCCCATGACCCCGCGCAGGGTGGGGATGGGGTAGTGACTATGGGTGTGACGGATGGGGTATTCGTTCAAGAGTTTGTGGTGGCAGATGGCTCTACTCCAACAGATGCCGCATACTCAAATATAAATCAAAAAATGGCGTCGATTATCACTAGAGGGAATAGAGTCACGACTAGCGGTAGCGGGACTAATGATAGTACTCTTATGACTACCGCAACTTCTCGATACTACCTTTTCAATGTGGTAATGGATAATCTCTCCGGTAGCAACGTAGCAGATACGTTCCAATCATTCGATGTGACTGTCTATGTAGGTGATGATACTTACGACACGGCAAGAAGGAAAACTATCCATTGTATGCACGATGGGTCTACATCAACTTTATTCTTTTCAGATGGGGTTGATATGCGAAACGCCGATAGTACCACGCTTGACTATATTGATATTGGAGTGGAATACGCTACTGGTGATGCTACTATTACTGGTGTAGCAACCGATAACATAGCCGTAGCAAGGGTTTACATTACACTACCAAAAACAAGTGATAAGAGTCCTGACAGGTTTGGTGATGAAACTTTGAATTGGTCTTGGGAATTTACAGGGTTGAAGGATGAGGCGACAAATGCATAGGTGATAAAATGGGAACGACAGAATATCTTGATTTTAATAAACTAACAAAACTACATTATGCTAGAGCAAGCATGGGTACAGGAACAGTTGATTTGCGACTACCGCCGGGTGGTGATGGTACTATGAACGCCAACAGTTATCCTATGCCAGCAGACGGACGAGTAATGGCCTTTTCACTACATTACTTCGCTGGTACTATCGCTACTAACGTGAATGATACTTGGCGAATAAGGAAGTTCACTCCGGTAGGAACAGAAACCACACTTGATACAGTAGTAGCGAGAAGCGGTATGGTTAATCCTACTGGTACTAACTATACTATTACAGTAAGACTAGCAACTCCATTTGACGTTTTAGAAGGTGATATACTTCTAATAAAAAGACAGGTTAATGGTGGTAGTCTAATTCACGTTAATGGTTATTTATGGGTAGACTTTGAGAGTAGCACTCGTTCAACGTAGGTGATAATATGGATTGGGATGAATTAAGAGGATTAAGAGATACCGCACTATTGAACATGGACAAGTACCAATTGGTAATACCATATGCCGCATTGACACAAACACAGAAGGATGAGTTAGCGGCCTATAGAACGGCTTTGCTTACCCTCCCTCAAGACTACGATACGGCGGCAGAAGCGTTGACTAACTTCCCCACGAAGCCTTCTTGGATGGCATAACCCTTAAATAGACTTGGGGTGTGGTCGTGTTATGAGTGAAGAGATGAGTGAAGTAGAGATGATAAGGCAGGTTGCGTCAGACCGTTTGGTTTGGCTAAGGCTTATGGAGAAGGCAGTCAATGATATTGATAGTGTCCTTATGGGTCTAAAGCGCGATGTTGCTGAAATATCACAACAGGTTGCCGCAAGAAATGAGGACATGACTTTGGTGGAACAGGAAGATGAAGAAGTATCTGAATCTGACGAGTAATGCCCCAATAAATCATAGTGGTAATGTGATAGTATGGGAATGAGATTAGGAAAGATAGTATATTCTCCACCCGAAAAATCATACACGAAGGTAAACATTGAAGAGACACCTCATGGCTACAAGATATATCGGCCCGGAGATACGAGGCACTTTACAGTAATTCCGCTTTCCGCAGTCAAACAAATAATTTACGATAGGTGAGAAAAATGAGTGAAAATAATACAACAGTAGCAGATTGTGTAGCAGATTGTGTAGAGGCTTCTTCCGGCCTACTAGCAGACATTGAAATGGTGTTAGTAGCAGGCGGTGCGCTTCTCGCTCTTGCGGCATGGGGATACCAGAAATACAAATCAATGATGGCAGATGGGAAGATTACTCTTGATGAGTTGCTTGACGCAGTTGATGAAGTAGAAGATAAGATAGAGGAGGCCGAAGAACACTTAGAGGTTCTTGAGAAGGCTTACGATAAGTACAATGTAGCCGAGTTGAAGGCTATGCTCAAGGAGAAGGGACTCCCAGTTGGTGGCAAGAAAGCCGACCTAGTTGCTCGCCTTGAGGAAGCCCAATGAGTGGCCGTTTGGCCCCTGCTTGGTTTTCTTGGGTCGAGGGTAGACTTAGTTATCAACAAGACATCCTTCAAAACCTTGAAGAATCACTCGCTTCATACAAGCGAATGCAGAAGCGTATGCTTTACGCAATAATGACTATGGTGATACTAAATGGCTTCCTACTGTTCTTCTACTGATGTTGGTCAAAGACTGGGCCTAAATAGCGCCCAGCGTACCTCTGCTGCTACTAGATTGTCTTCTGCTATTCGTAGGGCAGCGATTGACATAGACCAAGAGTTCCGTGATTATGGTCGCAACGCACCCTCAAGAGAAACCGCTCAGACGACGCTGGACGGCGCCGTTGCTGCTGGGGCTACCACGGTGAACCTAACGACCGGAACGGCCTTTAGTGACGCTGGAAACGGCAATATAGACGGTGATTCATTCGCATGGACAGGTAAGTCTACAAATCAACTAACAGGAGTGAGTGGAATAACCGAAGACCACTTAGATGATGTAACGGTACAAGAGGGAGAGATGGCCCATGTAATAAAAGAAATCTGTGCTGACCTAGCGGCGGCTTACTATATGGAGGATGAAGGAACGTTCTTCACAGGCGGGGAGAGTATGAGAGGCGGAATGCTAAGAGAGAGAGGAACTATGAACCTTCGTAGACTGGCCCATCTTGGCTCAGTTGATTAAGGTGATGGCATGGTTGGTATAGATTTAGGTTCGGGATTTACTACAGTTGGTGACTCTACTGATACTGCTTCTTTTAGTATAAAATTTGATAAGCAAGATGTGAATAGAAAGATAAAGGGCATCAAAGACGAAGCAAATAGAATAACTAGGGAGTATATCAAAGAGCAGTTAAAAAAATCAGCACACGAAACTGCAAGAAACGTAAGAGCAGCATCGGTTAAAGAAAAACTAGGGCGGCTATCGAGAGGTCTTGGTAGTAGTTCTGCGCCTATGAAAATTGCCAATTCTCTGGGATATGGATTTAGATTTGCGACACAAGATAGAATAGAATATACTGCTGGGTCTTATGATTCGGATGAGGGATTGGATATATCCACAAGAAAATCATCTCTCAGACAACCACCAACGGGTATTAGGGCCAGCACTATGAAAAAGGAAGGACCATCACTAACTGAGATATATGAAAATACACAGGGACCATTTGAAGTGACGGGAATTATTACTACCCCAAAACAAAAGGGAGGGTATGTTTCTGGGGAAATAATGGGCGCAGAATGGAAGACAAAGCAAGAAAGCGATAATGAAGTGTACTATTCTATGAAGGGTTATGGTCGAGATATTGAGCGAAGAGGTAAAGCCCCGCCAAAGATACAACGAAAGGGGTTTAGGGGCGTACGCGCTATGGCTAAGTATGAAAGAAAATTCAGAGATAATCTCAATAACAATGCTCAATCACTAGATAGAAAATTACGAGATATTAATTTTACAGGACGAAAACAAACCACATTGGGGGACTTTTAATGGCAGTAGCAACTAAGAAGGAATACTGGAACGCTAGACTTCGTGGTGAAGACCCTAGCGACCCAAGCGGGGCAAATATAGGTGATGCCTTTGCTGGTAGTGGTGGTTCTGCTTCTGGTGGTGCGTGGGTAATTACTAATAGCACATATAGTATAGGGTCTGCATCTGCTATGACAATGTGCGCTATGCTTTCCTTTGGTACTGCGCCTGACTCAGGGGCGGTTCTAATGACCCTTGATAACGGAACCAAACGAGTGCAGGTCAAGAGCAAGGGCAATAACACCGAACTAGATTTAGTCGGTGCGACTACTGTTACGGTGTCTGACTTAGACTTAAATCTTTCGGAAGACAATTCTGTACCTGTATTACTACGATTGACGATGGACGCTAGTGGTAATGCGAAACTATACACCCATGAGATTCTAAGAGATACAGACGGCAACGATGCATTCTATTCGGTAGTAGGTGCAAGCACTAGTAGCGGTACCGCATCTTTTGGTAATACTAGCGGCTCAGTTAACTGGTTTTCTATATACTACTGTAAGTTTGGTTCATTCAATCCCGAAGAGTTAATGCTATCTGATTTTGCACAGGATACACTTTCTCGTATGGGCATCTCCGTAGTAGATACTATCAAGGCTTGTGAAAGACCATTCATAAAGAAGTATGTGCAAGATTCTGCTATAGTTTTCGGATATGATTTATCTTCTCAGATGTTAAATAGAATAAGCGCACCTTCAATCCATGTGATATTTGCTAATGTTTCCTCACCTTCCTTCAACGCATTGGGTGGTGCAAGCATAGAGCAATTATATGAAATTTCGATTTATGTCACAACCAAAGGAGTAAATTATGAAGAAGCATACAGATTGGGGTTAAATATAATCGGTGAGGTCTTTGATGAATTATATGTCAATACGGGGTTGGCGGCTACTACGGATAACTTAGAAGGTTATACTATGAATCTAGATACTAAATTAGACGATGATGATACAGTCTGCGTTCACCAACTCAATCTTTCTTATAATCGCAGAATAAAGATGACCCGAAGGTAATGTTTATACATCACGCATGGGCTACGTCGGAGTAAGAGGTTTTAATATGGCAGGCGCAGAATGGTTAAATAGATATGTTTCTATAGAAAAAGAGGCAACATACGGTACAGAACCGTCAGGAACTCAAATATTTGGAGAAGTTGACGACGAATCTTTTAAGGCAAATTTCGACCTTCTTGTAAGGTCAGACATGGCACGACAGGTTGCTTCAAAGGCAGTCACCAACACCCGATACACCGAGGGTTCAATGAATTTTGCAGTTCAGCCTGACGACTTCATGGGCAACATTATCGCTTCTTTCTTTACCAAGAGAGTTCATTCTTCCTTTTATGATGCTATTACTTTTGCAGGTAGGGGATACGGATACATTGCTGGAACAGGCGCAATCACCGACGACGGCGGAAATGACGGAGTAGACAAGATTGGCTACTGGCAGGTTCGCAATGGTGCTGAGTCAGAATTAAGTGGTGATAATGACCTTAGTGGTACAAACGGTTCAGAAACAATAGTCCTTACAGACAACGCAGTTACAGCAGAAATTTGGGGAAAACACGCCGGAGTCACGGTGACTACCGATAACCCCGGATACGGTATTCTTGGCGCCCCCGATTCGGGTAGCACTACTGCCGGTACTTACTTTAAGTACACAGGAGTAAACGCAGGGGCGCATTCACTCACAGGCGTCACTACTTACAAGCATGACAGTACCTTTACTACTCCCGCTGCTATGGGAACTGTTGTTGATAACACGGTATGTGTGCAGTACGAAAACTACGTTAACGGTGTAGAGCCGGGTCGAGTTTACGGATACATTACTATCCCCGGTAGTGGTAAGAGCCAAGTTTCGCTAAACGTAGCAAACGACTTCTACGGTCTTGCCGCTCTACTAAACGCAAGCCCCAAAGTCGGTGGTGCGGTAATTACTACCCCAGTAGCAACTATCGGTGGTACAAGAAAGCACATTTTCGAAGAGCCTACTCTAGCAAGCGAGTCTTACCCTTCCTACACAGTTAGGATTGGTAGGGAGTCTAAGGAACACACCTTTACTGGCATGACCGCTACAAGACTTTCTCTTTCTGCTAACCTAAACGAGTATGTGATGGCATCTGTGGACTTCCTAGGACAGGCAGAAGCAGCACCAACAGATATTCAGACTTCGTTCTCATACTCTGGTAACGATGTTGACGCACTTCACTTTGCAGACGCACAGTTATTTATTGATGGTTCTGCCAGCAAGTCTACTAAGATTCAGTCGGTCAGTCTTGAGATTAACATTAACCGTGACCTTGAGTCTGCCTACGCAGTAGGGTCTAACACCATTACCCGTATGCCACCTTCAAGGACTAGGGAAATTACTGGGACAATGGAGTTTAACGAGATTCTATACGCAGATGACACAACTGCTGCCGGTGAGCCTTCTTACCAAGATTTGGCTACGGCAACTTCAGTTCACAAGATACACCGAGGACAAGGTACACCTGCTCTTAAGTTGAAATTTACTGGTGCGGGTACTTTAGCCGCTACTGAGTTTGTAGAGATTGACCTTTACAACATTAGATTCGAGGCACCTACGGCCTCGGTAAGCGGTCGTGACCCTGCTCGAATGTCTGTCGGCTTCCAAGCCTTCTATGACTCAAAGGCTACGGGTGCTGCTAAGGCAATCACCGTTAAAATGACCGGGGCAAATCTACAGGCCAGCGCATATTAAGGTGGTGGTTAGATGGTAGACAGACTTTGGTTATACGAATTGGGAAGACTAATCCCAGAAGAAATGATGGATGAATTAGAGGCAATGGAAAACGCATCTGATGTAGTTAAGGTAGTTCAATCATTTCCTATAGGACTTATGGAAAAGCCTAAGCCAGTTAAGAAGGCAAAGAAAGCAGCGCCTAAGAAGAAGGCTGCTAAGAAGGAGGACTGATTAGATGGCTTTTAGTGGTGGAACTGTTATAGCAGATAAAACTAAGTTAAAAATAAGTACATTCTATGGTGGGGCTACTGCTATGCAGACTGCTCTACGAGCCGCAATTGCTAACAATGATGTTATAATTAGCGCAAATCTAAGTAACGGTAGCGCAGGTAAAATGCTTACTGTTGTTTGGTATGACGTAGCATAAGTAGGTTTTGCGCTATGGCAAGGGCTGGCGCATCCAAAACCTTTATAAACTCACTAGGTACATGGGAACTCAAGGACGACGGAACAGTTCGTCTATTAAGAGCAGCACAGCAGCCTACACAGGTTAAAGAGAGAAGGAAGTGGAGAAAAAATGCCGGTAAAGAAAAAAGAATTTGAATTAGATGATGGAAGCAAGATTTGGGTGCGACAAGCATCTGGTATCGAGAAGTTGAAGATTAGCAACGCGCAAGCCAAGGTTTTTAGAAGGTTTGCCGAGGCTGGCGACCCTACAGAATGGGACGAAGATACAAACCTAGCCTTTTCAGACGCGCTTGATGAGGCCGGTGCTGGTATGCAATCACAAATTGATAATTGGTTGGTTCCTTGTGTTCTTGATGAAACTTTTGATGTAAATCTATTTACGGTTGAGGAATTACTACCTATCCTATCATTCGTCCGTGGTGACGATGAGGAAGGTGCAGTTAATTTTTTGAGTTCGTGAGGGTTGCACCCTCACTTTGCATGGCCTTCAAAGGTATCTTACCTTCTGACCTTTGGTTGAAGTATAACCAAGAGGGAGGAAAATGGTTGATGGAATTAGATATGCACGTTGCTATAGAAATGAATGATAAGATAGCAGAAGCACATTCCAAGGCAAGTAAGAAAAGCAATAGCCCAGCGGGTCTACCCCGACTAACTGGTGACGATGCTAAAGATGTAGTAGCGAGGCGTAATGCAAAACGTAAAGCGCGAAAACAACAACAAGATTTATCAGACAGTTAGTTTTACCATAGTATGTAGCGAGCCGTATGGCATTAGGTGGAGTGGATGATTTTTGATAGTTGAAGCAGGATTTATCGGTCTAAACGGTCCTTGGGGCTTTCTCGCACTAATGGCTATGGCAGTCGCCATGCTAGTCAACAGGGCTGGCGCGTCGATGGTCTTCTTCGATGTGGTCGGTCGTTTCCAAGCCCAACGTTTGATTAAAGATGCAGATACTTCTATGACAGTCTTTAACTCTATCATGCTGGATACCTTCGCTAATATGCAAGATTCTATTAACGTCTTGGGTACTAGTGTAGAATCACTAGCCACAAGCGTACTGCCCTTTGCAGAAGCGATGCAAGATGCAGAAATAGAATTGCGTAAATTCTTAGATGCGAGCGAGGATATAGACCAAGTAGCAGATGAGGTTAGACAACTAGGTGTTGACTTTGGTTATGCGGGTGATGAAGCACTAGCAGCAGCAGCAAAGATGGCGCAGTTGGCTTCAGTCTTGGGTGCGGGACAAACAGGGACAGGAACGCAGTTGGGTATAGAGTTCGGTTTGATAAGCGGCATGGAAACAGAAGCAGCAATGCAGCGCTTGATTAACTTGAATCAGCAACTTTTCTTTATGACAGAAGGAACAGAAGACTTAACTACTGCTGAAGAAAAGGGATTGAAGATTAGGAAAAATACCCTAGCAGTCATGGACCAACTCAACACCATTGAGAATAGGTCGGCTTCGACCATGCAACAGGTCACATTCGTTATGAATCAATTCGCATCGCAGGCTCATCTGACTGGTGAGAGTATAGCGATGATGGCAGCGCAGTCCGCCGTTTTGATTGAAACTGGTGAAGAACAGGGTAAGGCTGGTCGTGCGCTTAGAATGATTTACGCACGATTGGGTGCAGATACCAACGGGGCTAGAAGAGAATTAGAGAATATGAATATCGCCGTTGTTGATGCTAATGACAATATGAGGCCCCTCTCTAGAATCTTAGGGGATTTGTCGCAAACGTGGGGGGACTTAGAGGCTGCCGAAAGAATGGCTATAGCACAGGGTGTAGCCGGAAACAGACACTATACTAGATTTATCAAGTTGATGGATAACTATGAGAGGGCTGCTCAATTAGCCTTTGAGGGGCAGATGGCTCTCTTTCCCGCCTTGGAAGAGGTCAACAACAGACTCGATACCTCAATTACTAAGTATCGCCAAGCAGAAGCCGAACTAAGCAACTATAGAGCGGAACTAGGAGAGGCCCTACTACCTGCTTTGACTGATGCAGCAGAAAGCCAAGCGGCTTTTACAGGACATATACTCACTCTGGTTGAAATCTTCCCTAACCTTGTAGGCGGGGTTGTAACCCTAGGTATGAATATGAAGAGCCTAGTCGTCCCTATGCTAGGGGTTGTGACTAACATTGCGGCTATGACCGTGGCTATGCAAGCACAACGCGCAGTATCAAGGGCTATGGCCGGCGAGCAACTGATGTTAGAGCAAGCATTTAGTACGGCTGGTACCTCATATCAAAGCGCAAGCGCGGCTTTAGCAGAATTAGCCATACTCAAAAAAGAAATGATAGGTCTTAATCAGATGGAAATGAAAGACTTGAAGATTTTAAGTGAGGACGAAAGGGAAATACAAACAGATAGATTAAGGTTTATGCAACAAGAGGCCGCATTGACTGAAGATGCAATAAATGAAAAGCAAAAAGATATTAACGCGCATCGAATTCTAATACAAGAGAAGAAAGAATCGATTGCACTAGCAGAGGCAGAAGGTGCAGAAGTAATTGATTTGCAAGGAGATATGAAAGGGCTTAATGCTGAGTATGAAAAACTACAAACTTCTATGATGAAACTAAATGCAGAAAGAAGATTTGAATTGGGTATTATCGAAGAGGCCTCTGGTCAGTTAGCAGAAGATAGACTCGCAACTCTACACGAAGAAAGAAAGGAAACAGACGCGGCAAATGAGGCTATGGCCGCAAGAGCAAAGGCTATGTATGCGGTGGGAGGTGCCTCTATTGCACTAGGTGGAGCGATGATGACTCTTACCGAGAACCAGAGAATCAATACTGCTGGTATGACTTTGATGACTGCTGGGGCCGCAGTCTTAGCAGCACAACAAATTGCTCTAGCGGGTTCTACTATGATAAAAGTAGTTGCTGACCAATTAGACATAGACACTAAGAAGAAGAAACTCGGCGTTATTGCCGCAGAAATAAGTGCTTTGATAGCAGAAAAGATTGCTACTACTGGTTCTGCCATAGCAACTAGTTTTAATGTAATGACTACTAACGCAGATACAGGCGCTAGAACTATAAATACCGCTGCGATATGGGCGCAGATTGTTGCGTTAAGAGCATATGCGGTGGCTAACAAGGCCGCTCTTGGTGTAGTAGGATTAGCGGTTACTGGTTTAATCGTACTCTTTACTGCTCTATGGTCTGCTGAAAAGAAAAGAAACGCAGAAGCAAAGGCATTACAGGACCAAACTACTCAATATATTCAGACTGACGCGGCGTTATTTATTCAGACTCTACATGACCAAGAACTTGCTTTAGATGACATTATTTCAAAATACAGGACAGCCAAGTCCGAAGTTGAACTTTATGCTGAGGCTAGTACGGAAGCGGGTAAGAAACTTAGAGATGATGCCGGTAAGGACATGGCTACTTATGGGGACGTAGCAGAAGTTAAACTAGCAGGCATACTTGAGCAAGGAGAAATAACAAAGGAAGAAGTTGCAAAAGTAGTAGATGCAATGGACGAATTAGAAACCGGCGCTGGTGCAAGAAGGCGCGGTATTTTCTTTGATGAGTTTAATATTCTTACGGGCGAAAACATGACTCAAAAGGCAATAGATAACGCTACGAGAATAATAGCCGAATATGAAGATTTAGTGACATATATAGAAATAAGTGGCAAAGAAGGCGAAGACGCTATTTACAATTCTATACAATCAAATGCCTCAAGCCTTAGTGCGTTTATGGCGGACTCTAACGAATATGTTGACGGTATAGCGGTGGCTATGGAGTCTGCAACTCAATCGGTATTGGAGTTTAACAACGCTAGGGAAGAGTTGTTCTACGGTATGGCGGCTTCTAATATCACAGGGGATTTGGTAAGGCAGGTAGTTAATAGAGGAGTGGAAAACCTTTTAGTAAACACCGAGGTCATTATGACCAATAACTTTAACGGTATGACGACAGCCCAAGCCGCACAGGAGATACTAGACCATGTGGAGAGAGGAGCAAGAATGAGAGGAGTAGATTTGACGACAACCAGTCAAAGCATATAGAGAGAGATTAACAATGGTACGAACAGTCACGGATAATTACTCGTTTTGGCTCACGGGCTACTACGATGATTTTACCAATGCTAGGGCAATCGCAGATGATGCTAATACCCCCAGTACGACGGTTGCTTATTCTTCTATTAAGAGTCATCATGGTAATCCCCTCAATGGAGAAGCGCTTCTAAATCCTCGCTATAGATGGTCGGTCATAGATAGGGAAAACTACTCTACTACTCTTGATGCTCTTAGCGGGGTGACTATGGGTGAGTTCTCAAAATTAAAAAACGCTGGAATGTTCGAGTGGCTCTCTCACGATACTATTAGAAATGGCGACGATAACTGGGTTGGTAGGGCGCAGTTGCAGTATCCCAATGGTCTTGCACCAAACCGATTTAAGTTTGGTGATGGGACTAGTAATAGCAGTTATAAGGATACTGGCATTTCTACTGGAAGAGGGTATCAGTTAATAGCGAATGGTTATGATACCACAGGAACATATGTGCTTAACGCAGGGGATGAGGATGCGTCATTTAGAAGAAGCGAGATGGAACCCTTTCACACAAAGACAGATGGCTCTACAGACAACATTACCAGCACCGAGTATGTTAATAAATTAGCAGGTAAATTTAATAGTTGGTACACCAGTTCTGAACCCGCTAGAAGAATACAAAACGCACATCTCACAGGTGTTTGGACTGGTGAGTGTCTGAGTTATGCTACAGGCAACGCAACCAATGTCACACCGGAGAATCTATTTCATACGATAAAATCACCGGGAGGCAAACCCTTCTTAGTGATAAAGAACATTGCAGAAGCCAATGCTAGTGAACCCTCTCTAACATATGATGGGGCATTGAATGCGAGATTGGATAATGATGTATTCCATGCTAGGATTGCGGCTCGCTCTCACCACGGAGATACCGCGCAAAGCAATACTATTCGTGGCTCTTCCTTCGCTAACGGGGAATATCCTATGGAGGTGGATTTCCAAGTAGGGTTTCCTACTACTAGCGCGGGAGTGACAGATACTACTGGTCTTGCTGGTACCCCCGCTATACAATTTAAGTTGCTTTTAGGAACTACAAGTGGAGTTCTTTCTAGTACAAACTATGGGCATTACCCATCTTATGATTGTCTTGGTGCAAGTTATATCGGCGCATCAGAACAGACCTATAGCAATGACGATGCGTGGATTGATGTTGATATTAGAATTGACTTCACCAATCAGAAATTCTATCCTTATGTTGATGGAAGTCGGGTCGGTTTGACTCAGGGTTATTCTCTAAATGGAACAAGTTTTGGGGGTAATGTAAGTGCCAATGAAATATACGGGTATGAGATATACCACAAAGAGCATGATAGCGGCTCTACTAGTACTGCTCTTGGCGTAAACTATCTTATGCTCGATAGAGTAGGAATAGTTAGATACCTAACTTCTCCTCTTACAAATAAAAATAGACACGCCGAAACACCAATCTCTAAATTTAGACTGAGTATGGCTAACGATGCTTTTTCTATAGCCAGCATAGAAATACAAGATGACAAAGATGACGGTGTAGCGGGTACGTCATCTAGTAATTATACTTATAATCTAAAAACACTATTTTCTAATATGGACCCTGTTGAATGTGGTCTTTTAGTCTTTGCTTCGGATGAACAACAAAGAATAGATAGACCAAATTGGAGAGGTATAATAGATAAAATGTCTTTGCAACAAGACAAGTCTTCTAGAGTAATACGACTACAAGCCAGTCATCGTGCTTCGGTTTTAGGAAAGCAAATTCCTATGTGGGATGTAGGGCAACTACAAGAAGGAAATGATGAAGACGGTACAGTTCAGTATTGGAGAGCAGATAACGAGGGATTCAAAAGCATTATGGAAATGGGTACTAGACCACTAAAGATGCTAAATAATAAACTTGGTTTCGGACAGGCAAACGGCTTTCAAGAAAATAAAAACCAAAGGCTTCAACTTGGTTCTGGAATGCCAATACAGATGTATAACAACCACGACCCCGACCACGGACCAAATAGCGTAGAAGAGCAGTATAGAGGTAATTCTGTTGGTTCTATCATGCAGACTATTCTGGATTCTAATAACAACGCAGTAGTAACTGGGGGAACTTCTGACGGTAGCGCGACCCTAAAAACCACATTGGGTCTTATTTCTCAAAGTAGTTTAACAGAAAGTGATACTGTTAATATTGTGAATACCACAAACCACAATGCTTCTAGTAAAGATATTCTTGACATATATAACACAAGCCTTTATAGAGATGTCGCAAGTTTCATGGCAGTTGATAACCTTACTTATACCCCAGAAAGCAGTAAGATTATTTATATCGGCGCAAAGATTCCCGCTAATACGGCTTACCTAACTAGTCTATGGCATCAGTTTAATTTCGATGTTGAAACCCAATGGCAAAATTATTTGGAAAACAACCCATCAACTAATCTAACCACTAGTGATAATCTTATTGTGATGTTTGATACAGACCCCAATTTGAAAGTAGGGGATTATATGTATATTAACCATGTAAGTCTTGCCGGCACCATGACTAATACTGGGTATAACGCTGCTACTAATTCAAGTCCATTAAGAACTACTCTACGGGGAAGGCATAGGGTTTCTTCTATCCATACGGCAAAGGACATTTACACTACTAGTCGTATAGGTACTACTTGGATTAATACTCCCAGTATTAAGTATGTAGTACTAGAAACTAGTGCGGTCAATGCGCTTAGTTGGTATGAAGGAAAATATGGTTCAATTACAAGCGTAGGTAATACGCTTACAGGAAACAACCGCTATCCGTGGACAAGAGAAACTGGGGCTATCAATGACTCTTCTAGTGATTTGGGTAAGGCTGCGCTTCGTCCAATGCATGCCCGATGGATAAGAGACTTGCCTCAATCTTTATGGTTTAAGTACCACTTTGGTATTATAGAGTATGACCCCCTTGGCGCAAACGCTAATACCGATATTACCTATGGGTATAACCCCAATGATACTAGGGTTAGAACTAGTGCTGTAAGCGGAAACGCAGCAGCAAATATTACTAAAGGAGATACGGCAGTACAAATAGCACAGGGACTTTACGATGCTCTTGTAGCGCAACAGGCATGGTCTGGTGTAGCCGAAATAAGAGCAGAAGGGTTTTGGACTAGTGGTCCAGACGCAGGGAAAGATTCTGGAACACAGACCAACAAGAGAAGCAAGTTTATTTGGCAAGACCTTCAGAATATTGGTGGTAGTTATTATATGCTTGGTTGTAAGTATATTGACGCCTCTTTTACTATGGGTACAGGAACTAAAACAAGACAGGGTAGTAACCAGACTTACAAAAACGTTATATTTATATTACCGTTAAAGTTTTCTGATAATTACAATCATCTGTGGGTTCTTTGGGCCGACATGAGAATAGACGGTAAGGCTGATGCCGACGGAGGAACAAGGAAAACCAAGTTCGGTTTAATATCCCCGACGCCGGAGAACTATACAGTTAATTTGCATTATGTGGATAAAGAGGGGGCCGACGGAACCCCCGATAAATTTACCGAACTCAAGGTAAATGATGATGTGACTCTGTGGGATATTAGCGCTATAGATAACGTTACCGGGGCCGGATTCTCCAAGCCTGTGAACTATGGTAATGGTACTTCATCAACTGCCTTAGAAAGCGTAGGTCTATCTTCCAATCTCAATGATTTGAACGGACAACCTATAGTAGCGGGACAACCAACTGCAAACCTCCTTGTCACTAAAACCAGTCACGGTATTACTTCTGATTATGTTCATCTCTTTAATACTACGAAGCATGACGGGGTTCATAAGGTATTAGCGAGTACTTCGAACAACTTAGTTTTAGATACTAAATTTTTAGGCGCTGATACTGGCAACACCATTGGGGGTACAAGGCTTTGTCCAGTCAACGAATCCGTCGAAACCAACTATCAAGATTGGGAAAACAAGGGAGGGGCTATGTGTATAGTCGATGCTTCTCCATTCTTCAACCTCAATACAGGTTCGAATCAAGGCGGAGTATATCAAGTTTCTGGTGGGACAACTGACCTTTCGGATTATACTGTAGAAACGACGGGCTTCCCTGCTCTAATTGATAACTACTGGGCTGAAGTAATTGCATCGGATAATAACAAAGCGGCTTCTCAGGACGTTCACCCTAACGCATACAAAGTCATTAGTGATGTGACTGCTCTAAAGGCAGATTTGAATTTTGGTGATGCGGGTATAGAAGTTGATGACATTAGTATTTTTGCTGAGAGCGGTACAGGGAAGTTTGTCATGCAACAGGCAGTTAGTGGGTCAAACGAGCAAACTATCAATACTGCTTATTTCAAGTGGTCTAGCAAGAACACTACAGAAAGAAGCGGTACCGCAACAATGGATGGTGTCAGTTTGATTAATAATAATACTTGGTATGAGTTAGATTTGAACGGAACTGATTGGGCTGCTTTAGGAATAAAGGAAGGTATGATGATTCAGAATACCACAACAGGAAATAATCATAAGATTGTTTCTGTCGGAGATGGTACAAATGCAGACATACTCAGAATAGATAGAGGGCAGTATTCCAACGGCGTATCAGCAAACTATACTTGGACTGATACTGATGATTGGAAGATACCCATACAATTGGGCGGTCTTTGGACAATGAATACCTTCTTAAGCGAAAGCGCGTTAGATAACCCAAACGAAATTCTCTCAGAAGTGAATCAAGCATATATCAATACTGGGGGTAGAGTCGGCTCTTCAACCAAATTAGATATTAAGGTTCAACCCGATGAAACATCCGCCGATTATGATTATGAGATAGTCACAGTAAGCAGCACCGTCTATACGGCTAGTCAGAATATCACTAGAATCCTTATGCATTTAGAGGGATTAATAGAAGCACCAAATAGCGGTACTTATTACGACAGCGACAAACTGAGGATGTTGTGGAATGCTGGTCTTACCAAGAATTGGAACCCACCGACAAGGCTTACCTCTTTCTTTGATATTAACAACGTGCCTATCACTACATCAATGACTTCTGACGGTGGGACTACCAATAATGATAACTACGGTGGCGTTGTCAAGGGAGGAGTTAAACCATTGCTTGCTACTCTAAAGGATATTCAAAAGGGTGCGGGTTTTGGAGTCACTAATAACCACCACACCTCTTTCTCTTGGTTATCGGGTCGTGATGGTAGGATAGATTTCAGACCAAAATTCAATAGTGGTTTAGTTTTCAATAGAGATAATATGGTAATGAATAATCTAAGCACGCAAGTATCTGGTAGTGTCACCAACGTTAGGATTTATTATAACGGTAATAAAGACTTTGTAGATTATCCGAGCGCCAGCACTACTTCTACTACCAATTGGAAAACATTGGAATATCCAAGGATTTTCAATAAGAAAGAAGCGCAAAGATTAGCACAGAAGGAATACAATGCTAGTAGAAAAACCAACTCAAGTATTATCTTAGAGCCTAGTGCGACTTCTTATACGGAAGACGGCGCAACTAGTTTGGTTTCTTCTAAGTTTTGTGATACTGGTCGTTATGGTTATATCGCAGACCCATACATAGCCCTGCAAGGAAAGGCTGACGCTTCCGTAAAACCAACCAGTTGGACTCGTTTGGGTACGGGTGGCTCTCTCTTTACGGGTATGAGCAATGCGTTTGACGGCAATCTAGGAACCAACGGAACTCTTCTCAACAGGTGGGGCAAGTCCGGCCCCCATCAAACAAATACCTCAGCAGGTAATGTCACATGGGCTAACAACTTCTATTGGTATGGTGCCGCGTCTGTCAGTCACGCGGTGCAGGTAGTCCATGTGCCAAATCATTGTCCTCTTGTCAGCGAGGAAACCGGAGAAGAGTTGAGAATCTTTGTGACACCACACGAAAACCAAACAACTGCGGATGTATCTGTAGACTCTACTTCAACTCTCCCTCCACCCAAATTCGATATTTGGGTTGTGGACTATGCGTATATCAACGATAACATCAAGACTGCGACCATTAGCGATTCGGGAGGTACTCATTCTAAGACAGGGGCCACTCGGTATAATAGAGTAGTGGTTCAAGAGAGCGGTTTCTATGAGTTAGTTTTACCGTTATCTTATTGGAACAATAGCGGGAGTGCTTTCAGCCCCACAAGAAGAATCATTGTATCTTTCAATGCAGATTACTGTAGGGATTTGCTACGGCACAGGTGCGGCGACCCTGCCAGCGCTGACTTGTATAAGAGTGCCAACACCCTACCGGGTATCACGGCAGGTACTTCTAATGGAAATATAACCATAGGTAATGACTATTCCATCTTCCCTCTTGGTGGGAGAATGTATGAGGAGTGGTATATGTTCCACGGTGTAGGGTCAAGAGCGATGTGGAATGCTCCGAGAATACAGATGGTTAGAGATTTCTCCTATGTGCCGGCCTCTTATGTCAAACTGACGGATGCTGGTTTGGGCTACAATGATGCAACATTTGTCATAAAAGATATAGATTGGGAATTATCGTCTGGGAGAAGTGAAACACTAAGAATAGAATTGGCTATGGATGAGTCCCTACGAACCGGAAACCTTACATCATTCTTACCCTCTAACACTATTAATGTTCCTACTTTCCAACCTGATATTCCTTCTTTACCTCCGGCGTCAAGCACTCCGGGCGTAGAAACCACACCCACACCGATTAGTGGAACGCCACCAGCCGGTCAAGGCTTAACTGGCTGGGATAGAAGAGGAAGAGGCTGGGGTATTAATAACTCTTCTTCTGGTCTGTTTAACAGGTGGAGAAACAGAATGGGTGATATGGCAAACTCTCTTGGGAGTGGTGAAACTTCAGTCTTGGGTGGAGAGAGAGCAATCGTGACACCACAGACTAACTCAACGGCTTCGCCATCGACCAACGTAGATGTATCGGGCGGCAACGCGGTTTCTGCTGCCACCGGATTTACTTTCCCCGGAGTAGGCAACGTGGAAGAAGGAACCTCACCATACTTTTCCAGCGCCTTTAATAAATCTGTCACTACGCCCCCTAACGTCACTTCTGATACAGTAGAAGTGGTTGGGAATGTGACCCACTTAGCAACTACTGGACAAGCGGTCATTACAACAAGGATAAGTTACGA